TGATTTAATGACTTTTATAGGATTAAAGCAAATTAAAACACTTATTGTAGAGTTTGCACAAGGTGAAAAATATCAATGGGATATTACATCTTTAAATTATACCAATAATGCTGCATCAGAAATAGATCAAACATTTATTGTAATTTACTTTACAAACAGTCTATATCATCAATCTCAAAAAGCCTCTCTTTATGATGAAAAAGTTTTTGAATTAAATGAAGAAACTGAAGAGATGGAAGTGGTTGGAAGCACTCCCTTATGGCCCTTTTCACACCCTTTTGTGACGACAGTAGATCATATCATAAAAACATATGGCCAGCGTGCAGTTTTTAATAATCCCTTATTTCCTATTTTAAATTCAGATGGAGACGATACAAATCTCAAAGGTTGTGGTGTAAATTTATTTATTAAAAATACTCAAGAACCAATAAATTATATTTTGTTTAGACCAAGAATTGCAGATCCCGAAAGAATGGAACAGTATCAAACAAATATAATTTCTTATTTAAATTATATTTTTACATACGCAATAAATGAAACCAAACAACCATATTACATGTTTTGGACGGATTTTGGAAATTGTTTGAATTATAAGTTTTTTAACTTAAAAACAGATTTGGCAAGTGGTGAATTTGGTTTTGATAAACCAGATACGGATCCAGGACACATTCAGGCTTATGCTGTATACAATTCTGACGATTTGGGTGATGGATCTGGTAGAAAATTTGAAATAGAGGGAGAAGAAGTTCCCTGCAAAAAAGTATATGTGATGATTACAAATCCATCACACAGCATTCAAGAAAAAAATTATTATTATATTAGAAGTTCTCCGATATATCTTGAACAACCTCAACACGAGCTTAGTGGAAGTACAAGTAACGTAGAAAGATTAATGTCCCCATATTTAAGCGAATCCGCAAATACTACATTAACTACTGTAACTTCATATACAAATAATGATTCTGCAGATCTTCCTTATGCTATGAGAGTTGAAAATGCAAAAGATTCAAATTTAGTACCATTGGTAGATCAGGGATTTTGGGGTTATTCAAAAGATTTCAATGGTTTAAATTCAAAAATAAATGTAACGGATGCAGTTGGTTCATATGAAAATATTTTAAATCATATTGAATCGACTCCTTTAGCTTTACGAGATTCTTATGATATTGGAAGTGAAGAAAAACCATTATATCCGTTTAATGATAATAGATATGTTTGGCAATTTCAATATGATCTAACCAGAACTCATCCTAATTTTGAAAGAGGAGTAAGCGGCGGAAAAGTCTTCATCAGGCAAAAAGATTTTTTCCGAGAAATAAGAGATATAATAAACACTCCCGCTTCAGGAGAAGGAGAAGAGTCTGATGTTAGCATATTTTATATAAGAGATGAATTGAAAAAAATAGCTTTGAATAAAGTTATGCAAGCCAAATATCAAGCTTTTGATGAAAATGCTTTTTATGATAATCATCGTAGAATTCTTTTAGAAAAAACAGAAAAAGAAAATTTTGTTGCAAATGTTTTATGTTGTATTGGTAAAGAAATTACCAATCAAGAAGATTGGTTTTTTGCAAAAATTACAGGTTATGCAAAAGATTGGAGACAGGTAACTGGTTCTGGATCAAATTTTGCATTGTATTCTCTCAATGATGCTTGGCTTTATTCCTGGAAACGATTAGAACCAGGTCCTATAATTGCGGGATTGACGGGATCGACCGCATCAAATGTAAAATATCATGCGTCGTCTCATAGTTTATTCCATGGTTGGACATTGAGTCAATGTGTTGGATCAACTGGAAGCCCCACAGAAATTGATATTGAAAAATTAAAAATAGGAATAGGATTTACTGGATTAAATACTTGGGCAATAAATTTAAATGAAAGATTAAATAGGTATCAACAATCACCAAGTTTATTTGAATATCTTGGTCCCGGCTATAATTATGGAAATTTACAAGGTACAAATTATAGATTAAAACCCATAGGTTACACAGGAGCAGTATTCAATAATAGTGATAATAAACCAGGTACAGCAGAACAGATTGTTAAAATGTTTAAGATACCAGTTAATACTCTGCGTGAAATGGGAGCCCTTACTCCTGTTGAAAAATTTGAAGGTGAGTTTATTTATTATTTTGATAAAGAAAATGCAGTGGATGGAACTTGCTAATGAGTAAAAAAATAACCATATTAGGAACTAACGTATTAAAAGTTCAAACGGGAAATGCGGTTTCAAACAGAGACGATTATATCTGTGCACACAAGGATATAACTACAGGCAAACGTGAAGCTCCAATAAGTTTGGAAGATTGCTTCGATAAGTATCCAGAAATAAAGGAAATAGCAATGGCTCTTGGTGTGGGAATTACTTATTCTTTTCCTGCATCTTTTGGAATTAGTGGTTCCAGTAGTGGGTTAAAGACTTGTGGCTTAAGCGGAAGTTGCGGTCTTGGAACTGCTGGAACTGGTGGATTCTTATTTAGTTTTAATGATCCAGATAGAGAATGTATTAAAATTGAAGAATTACTTGGAACAGCTTGGATGGGATGTTTTTGGCCAGATCCCATGGCAAACTTTAGCTGCAATTGTCCAGTTTATGGCGATATGTATGAGAATTATTTAAAATATCGTTTGAGTTCTGCTACATTCTGGGCAACTCCAATAGAAACACCAGTATTGAGGCAGCAATTTATAGAATCTGTAAAAGATTTAGTAGAAATCACTGTAACTGGAAATTTTGCACAAAGACCTGGAGATATAGTATACTTAAAGGCAGATAATTTAACAGGATTGGTGGGTGAAAATGATAACCTTCCGTTAGAAAGCATAAAAACTGGTTATTATTATATACTTAAAGCAAAAAATGTTATAAAGAATGATGCTGGCCATACTACAGTTTTATCTTTAAGCAAGCTAATACATTCACGATTTTACTCACCATACAATGATTTGCCGCCATATCATTCTGATACAGATTTTGCCTAAATATTCTTGAAAAATGAAAAAAATAGATTTTGATACTTTATTAACACCAATTGCTAAAACTAAAGTAAAAGATGTTTCTTTGGTAGAAGGTTATTCTTCTATATCACAACAAATTAAAAATGTAGTTTTGCTTGGTGAAAATGAAATACCTTTTTCATCAGTAATAGGATCAAACGTAATTAACATTCTTTCCAGTAATAGTGCTTATAGAGTTTTTGCTGTTCATAGTATAAATGGTAAAATTCCGTATGCCGTAAAAAATGTGTTTAAAGTACATGCAAGCTTGGAGAACAAGTCAACCTTTAAAAATAATGTTAATATTAAAATTAAATTTTTTTACAGATTAAATCCAGAATCACCGCTTTCTTCTAGTGAACTTTCAATTCCAGTTTTAATACCATGAGCTACGATTATACAAAATTAAATATAGGAAAATTAGACTATGATGGTATAAAAACCAATTTAGTTAATTTTTTACGATCTCAAAAATCTTTTGAAAATTTTGATTTTGATAATCCTGCTTCATCAATAAATTTATTTTTAGATATTTTGGCAGCAAATACTGCTTATAATGGTTATTATTTGAATTCGGTTTTGACAAATGCCTTCCCAACAACTGCAAAAACAAAAAGATCTTTATTATTAAATGCTGCCCTGAGTGGAACATTTATTCCAGACGCAAAATCAGCGCAGTGTGTGGCAACTGTTAGAAATAGCTTAACTACAACTGTAGAGGCATTTTCAGCATTTACAGCCGTTACGACTGCAAATGATACTTGCACATTTTATAATTTAGAACCAATTGCCCCAACAAGCGGAACAAATACTACATCAGTAAAATTAATTGCCGGAAAAAGTGTTAAACAATTTTCAAATTTTGATTTTGCAAATAAAGTAATTGAAATTCCAATGACATATGATCCTGATTCTTTTGTTTTACAAGTTCAAGAATTAGTAAATGGATCATATCAATATGTTACTTGGTCAAAATTAACAAAATATTCAAATACCAGTGTAGAGTCTGCTAATGGAAAAGTCTATTCGGTAAAAAATGGGCCTGGTGTATATTATGTTACGACAAATATTTCTGGGGCAGCTACTCCCTCTGGTGCAGTTAGAGTTATAGGGGTAGAAGTTCTTGGAACAGAATCAAATAATGCCGAAATAACAGGATACAGAGATTCTACATCAATAACTGTCGTAAGCTCAACGATACCATCCGGAGCTAAAAATTCTTTATCTAAAGAATTTATAAGATCATATTTTTACTACAATTCCAACACAAGAGACAGAATTGTAACGCAGGATGATTACATTGAAGCAATTTATCAATTTACTTTAGATAAAAATTTGTCTATTTCAAAATCTAGTATTGTTGTAAACAGTAATTCACCAGGTGTTGTAAAGGTTTTTATTCCAGAATTAAAAGATCCTGCTTTACAAACTGAGCTTATCACTTCATATCTTGCTTCGCGAAAAATTATTGGTATCACAATTGAATATGGTGAAAAATAAATGATTTTATTATTTAATAATACACCAGGATTTGGTAGTCAAGATTCCATAAAAACAGGAATCGATAGAATTGTTGCTGCTGTTGAAAAATCTCAAACTTTAAAACAGATAAAAACAAACAATATAAATGACGATGGAATAAAAATTAAACAACAATTTCCTGTTTGGATGCAACAGCTGTACGAAGAAAATCCAAATAATGTTCCTGTTATAGATTTTTTTATTTATTATTATAAATGGTTTTTTGATTTAAATGGTTACGGCTTGGGTTTTTATCTGGAAGATCTCAGAGATCCTTTTTATGTTCCTGATATTTTTTATCAAGCTTACGCTGATTTAATTTTTTACAATCAATTAAATTTTACCGAATATCCAGAATTATTAGTAAATTTTAAAACATTTTTTATTCATTATTATGACCAATATGTTCCAATAAGAGGCGAACCCGATGCCTTAATATATATTTTAAAATCTTTATTTGGAGCAACAACAGCAACTGCTACTACTGTAAACAGTGGAACTATATTAGTGGTTTCTAATTTAGATCCAAAATATTATAATTTATTTAAGCGTTTAGCGTGTCCTTTTTCCTTTGATGTAATATTTAAATCTATATGAATTTTTTGAATAAATGCATTTCATTTGCAATGTCTATTGCCTCCCGTGGTATTGTAAGTAAAAAAGCGGAACCTGAAGTTAAAAAATTACGAGTATTATCTTGTTTTGGTAATTCCGAAATAAAACCTTGTGAATTTTTAACCAAAAGCACAAATTATGAAGGATACCATTGTGGAAAATGTGGTTGTGGTGACAAGCAACATACTCAATTATTATCAAATTCTGATACTTATTCTAAATTGGATTATCCATATCTTATCTGTCCATTAAAAATGCCAGGATTTTCAAATTATGATTCATCTAGCCCAAGAGAAGCTGAAAACAATACTAGAAAATTTATAATTGAAAATTATGATATGTCAAAACTTCAAGAAATAAAAGTCTCTAATCCGGAACCAAATGACGAAGAATATCTCTTATTCAAAAAATTATCAAAAATCAATGAAAATTCTATACCTAAATAATTTTTGACATGGAGCCATCAAATAAAGAAGAATTCATAGCTTACTGCCGGGGAGCCCTCGGTGAACCTGTTGTAAACATAAACGTGGGGGCTACACAGGCAGATGATCGTTTAACAGACTGTTTAAATTATTTGATGGAAAAGCATTTTGACTTTGTCCATCGTGCTCTATTTGCTTATCAATTAAATCAACAAGATATAGACAGAATGTATATTGATACTGCTTCTTTTGGTACGGCATTAGGTTCAACTGGAGGTTGGCCGGGAGCAGAAAATATACTAACAATCAGTAAAGTCTATCCTCTTAGTTCTACAGTTGGGGATTATATCTTTGATTTACGTTATCAATTATCTATGCAGGACTTTTTTGGAATTTTCTTTAATCAAGGAATTGCCCCTTACGGAGCATTGGCAAATTATGAAATGGCAAGAAGTTATATTCAAACAATAGAACATACATTTGCCTATCCTGTATCATTTACATTTTCTAAAGTAACTGAAAGATTATTTTTAGAAATAGGAAAACAAAGATTAAAGGCTGGAAATTATTTATTAGTTGAAACATATGTATCAATTGATATAGCGAAATATCCAAAAATTTGGAAAGACCGTATTTTTAAACGATATTATATTGCAATGCTTAAAAAGCAATGGGCTCAAAATTTGATGAAATTTACCGGGGTTCCCTTGCCAGGTGGCGCAAATTTAAATGCTGGGGCCTTAATGTCTGATGCTTTAAGAGAAATTCAAGAAATTGAAGATAAGATAACCAAGATGTACGAACCACCTCCAGATATTCAAATAGGTTAATATGCCAATAAATCCATATTTTCAAGAATATTCAGGAGAACAAAATCTAATTGAAGAAATTTCTATAGAAATAATACAAGCTATGGGAAGGGATGTTATATACATTCCCAGACAATATCTTAATATTGATAAAATTTTTGGAGAAGATGTATCGTCGCAATTTACAAATTCATATGCGATTGAAGCTTATGTTGATTCGTGGAAAGGCTTTAATGGAACTGATATAGTAAATCAATTTGGAATAGAAGTTAAAGATAAATTGTCTTTGACAATATCTAAAAAACGATTTGAGCAAATTATCTCTACTGGTGATGCTTCCATAACAAGACCGAGAGAGGGAGATTTAATATATTTTCCATTATCAAAAAGTTTATTTGAAATTAATTTCGTAGAACATGAAAATCCTTTTTATCCATTAGGAAAAAGATATACTTATTTTTTAACATGTGAAATGTTTTCTTATAGCATGGAAAAAATTGCAACAGGAAATACTGCAATTAATGAAATTTATGATAATTCATATAGAACATTCTATGACATGACTGTTGGAAGCTTTACTGGTGGTTCAGGATTCTATGAGGGACAAAGAATTATAAAAGTTACTGGACTGTCTGGATCAGGAGAAGTAGTAGATTGGAATGCAGGAATGTCTTTGATTACCGTTAATATTTTGTCCGGAACATTTGCCGCAGGCTCCACAGTGTTTACTATTCAAGATTCTTCCAATAACTATCCAATTACAACCGCATATATCACAGGAATAACTGCAAACCCATATAGATATATGTCATACGGCCCAGGAAAGACACTCAAAGGAAATAATGAAGATTTTGAAGCGGAAAGATTTAATAAAGACATAGTTCCATTTGATGAAAAGAATCCATTCTCGGAGGGTACTTGCTAATGTTTGGTCCTTTTTATGGAGAATATTTTAGAAAATTAGTAATAGGTGTAGGTACACTTTTTAATAATGTCTATGTTACACACAAGGAAGATAACGTAGAACAAACAATTCGTGTTCCTTTGACATATGCACCAAAAGAAAAATTTATCAGAAGATTATTGGAAGAATCGTCAATTACCGATACAACAAAAATAGGCATTAGATTGCCGCAAATGAGTTTTGCCATTAATCAGATTGCTGTAGATGGTTCAAGAAGAAGGAATAAAGCATACAAAGAATATTTTCCAACTTCAAACGGTCAAGCATATGTTGTTCCCGTTGAAGTGCCAGTTAATGTTAATTTTAATCTTTTCATGTATACCAGACACATTAACGATACCTTGCAGATTGCAGAACAAATCATTCCACATTTTAATCCAGAATATAATTTAAAAATTAATTACAATCTTGCAAGAGAAGAAATAACAGTTCCGTTGGTAATGTTAAATACCCTTCAATTAAATGAAAGATATGAAGGAGATTTTGGTGGAAGACGATTAAATATGTCTAGCATGGCATTTGTTGCCAAAGGATATATTTTTGGTCCTCCTCCAAGCGGAAGCACACCAACTATAAACACTATTACAGAATTTGACTTAAATACAGAAATTTTTGATAGTACAGAAGGCGGATAATGTATGAAAGATGTTGATGATAATTTACATAATTTTTTTGAAATAGAACCAGTACAAAAAACAGAAATAAAGGAAGAATCAAAACCAGGTGTTACTGGTTGTGCATTGCAGGATTATGAATTTGCTAGAAAAAATTTAAGAGAACTGATTGGTAATGGAACTGAAGGATTAAAAGGAATCATGAAGGTTGCAACTGAATCAGATAGCCCAAGGGCTTATGAAGTATTGGCTAATACAATAAAAACCCTTGCAGAAATAAATGTAAATTTAATGGATGTTTCGGCTAAATTTGCAGAAACAAATAAAGTTACTGTAAAAAATAATACAAATAATTCTATATTTGTAGGAACAACAAAAGATTTACAAAAACTATTAAAACAGCAATCAGAAGTTGTGGAGGTTGAATCAAATGAACAATCAACGCTCAGGTTACCGAGCAAATCCGAATCTTAAAGCTCCTGGTGTTAATTTAAATTATACACAAGAAGAGCTTGAAGACTATCTAAAATGCGCTAAGGATCCAATACATTTCATTTCAAATCATGTAAAAATTGTAACCTTAAACAAAGGTCTTTCTCCTTTTGAGCCATATGATTATCAAAAAAGATTTATAAATGAAATACACAATAATAGATTTGTAATATCTAAATTTCCTCGGCAAAGTGGCAAATCAAGTTGTGTATTGGGATATATAAATCATTACATTAATTTTCAAGCAGATGTAAAGGTTGCAATACTTGCAAACAAACAAAAAACCGCAACAGATTTGTTTTCACGATTGCAAACAGCATATGAAAACCTTCCGCAGTATCTTCAACAAGGTGTTTTAGAATGGAATAAAACATCACTTAAACTTGAAAACGGTTCTTCTGTAATATGTGCTGCTACATCTGCTTCTGCAATTCGTGGTGGTTCATATAACTTTTTGCTATTGGATGAATTTGCTTATCTACCACAAAATATTGCTGAAGAATTTTATGCTTCAACGTATCCCACAATTTCATCTGGAACTACTTCTAAGATTGTAATTGTATCTACTCCACATGGTTTAAACCACTATTATAATCTTTGGGTCAATGCTTGTAGGCCAAAAGGACATACTTTAAAAAATAAATTTGTTCCAGTTGAAATAAGCTGGAGGGATGTTCCTTTATATCCAGGTGGTCCAAATAGAGACGAAAAATGGAAAGAAGAAACAATTGCCAATACTAGTGAGCAACAATTTAATCAAGAATTTGAATGTTCATTTATTGGATCTACAAATACTTTAATTTCATCTTCTAAATTGAATGTGCTTGCTCCAAACGACGCAATAGAGCAAACATCAGAGGGTGTCAAAATATTTGAAGAACCAAAAGAAGATAAAACATATTTTTTAATGGCCGACGTATCTCGGGGCACTGGAAATGATTATTCTGCCTTTGTTGTTGTGGAGGGATCTAACAGCCCATATAACATCGTTGCAAGTTTTCAAAACAATACAATTAGTCCTTTTGCTTTTCCAACAATAATTAAAAATATTGGAGAAAAATATAATAATGCATATGCTTTGATTGAAGTAAATGATGTCGGAAGCCAGGTTTCAACAATTTTATATAATGATTTAGGGTATGAAAATTTGCTCATGACCCAAACCCGGGGTGTAAAAGGACAAGTTTTATCACAAGGATTTTCTAATGGAAGATCTGAATTTGGCCTGAGAACCACCATGCAAACTAAAAAAATTGGTTGTGCGGTATTAAAAAGATTGGTAGAAGAAGATAAAATTTTAATAAATGATGACAGAATAATACGAGAATTGATGACTTTTGTGTCAAAAGGAAACACTTTTAAGGGAGATGACAATCAATGTGACGATCTTGTAATGTGTCTGGTCTTTTTTTCCTGGCTTACAAGGCAGGAATATTTTGCCGATTTGATAGAAACTGCAAAAAATAAATATTCACAGAACGAAAAAAATGCCGAAGACGATAACGTTCTTTTTATGATGGGAGATAAAGATCGCCAAAATGACATGATTCCAAAAGAGGGATGGTCCGATGGTACGGCTATATGGTATCCATCATAAAAAATAACTTATAAATAACAAAGAGGAAATAATGACAACTACCCCCTTTAATTCTTTTATTGATAGCGCTGATATACAAGATGTACCTTCAACTGTTCCAATAAATGATAGATTTGTTACTGGCTTTCAATTTGGCTATTCTTCACCAAATTTAAACAATCCTGGAGCCACTTCAAGTGGTTTATATTCAATTTTGAATGGTATATGGCTTTCTCAAGTTTATGATTTTTCTTGGGGGGATAGCGTCGGTGCAGCGTTAGAAAAAAGTAGTTTAAATTTTATTTTTAATGCTAATTTTTATCCGATTATAGATCCAGATAGCAACCATTTACTTTGGGTTATAAGAAGTCCTCAACCTTTAATTTCTAATTTAAATACTTTACATCAATCTATCAATGGATATATGGCATTAATTGATCCTAGTAATTCTGAATTAACCGATGCCATAATAAATGGCTCGGTATCAAATGCCCAATCTACTCTATATACATCAATTTTTAATAAATTTAATTCTGTAAATTTTATTAATAGTTATACTGGTTATAATGATGTTGTACTTAATGGGAATTACACAGGTAATGGTATTGCTCATCTTTTTGTTTTGTCTGGGCAAAATGATCCAGATAAATGGCAATTAAGTAGAGCTGGTGTAGAATTACAATGTTTGATTGATTATTTGTGTTATGGTGGTGTTGCAGTAATCGGACCAACATGGAAATCATTAAACAATTATTGGTATACTGCTAAAAATTTTCCTGGTACAATAAGACAGATTTTAAGACAGCAATATCCAGAAAATGTTGACGAATTGAACACTATTGGAACTAGATTCTTTACTCCTCCCTTGGATGCTGTAGTTACTCTTGAACAAGGTGGTTTGATTGAACGAAGATCTTCAGTTGCTGGATTTGGAACAACCGGAGCTAATCGTGTTGCCTATGCTTCACAACCATATAGTTATCCAAATGTTGGAGTAAGCTATGGAATAGCATATGGTTTAACTGGAGCAGAATTAATAAATAATCACAATCCTCCTTCCGAAAAAGGCTCATTCTTGACAGCATTTTTTGGTAGCCAATCAAACTATAATACAATTCCTGTAATTCATGCAGGGTTTTCAGGAACTGACGTAAGTATTGACCAAGTTCCAACACCCAATACATCAATATTCTCTAGATATCCAGGATTAAACGGTCTCACTGGTCAAAGACCAGAAAGCAATGATTCTTCAGCAGGACTAACAAATTATACATTCCGAGATATAGATGAAAATTCTGAATTAAATAGACTTTTATGTGTGATTGGAAAAAATACAAAAACTAATTTTGGTCAAGATTTTATCAATCCCATTGGAAAACAAAATTTAATAATTAAAATTCCAGCAGTTGCTGATGTGGCTGGTATATTGGCAAGAAATAAAACATTTGGCGAAGGTCTTTATATTCCTCCAGCAGGACCGGATAGAGCCCCAATGAGAAATGGTGAAATTATACCCAATTTTAAATTTAGTAGATCTTTCCCAGATTCCGTAACTCTTTATACGAATAGAATTGCCTTTTTTGATATTGATTCTGGTATTTTTGGAAATAATATTCCATTCTTAACAAATGACCTAACAGGCGCTACATCTAATACTATTGATCAAGATAGGGATAGACTTTCAATAAATTGGATGGTTCGTGGAATTAGATCTATGATTGAAACTTATTTGAATACTCTAGTAAATGTTGCACAAAGCAATTCTAGTCTTTGGAATACTGTAAAAAGTACTATTGAAGGTCTTATAACAAAAAATTTTGGAACAAGATATTTGCAAAGTTTTAGTGTAACATGTGATACAACCAACGGCAATAGAGATAATTTCCCAACTCTGTTTGTTGATGTTACAATAACACCAAAACCAACTCTAGTAACTTATAGTGGCCCAACATCACAAAATTTAAATGGATATGTGCTAAAATTTGTAATAAATACTGCATCTACTAAATAAAGGTTAATATATGACCCATACTATTAGTAGCTTTAAAGGCGGGTTTAACGGAGGAACGAGAGCTAATCGTTTTCTTGTTACTATCCCATTTCCAACCACAACAACGACAACAGGTGGAACAACAACTACTACTACGCCTCCTTCTGATTTTACGTTTCACTGTGTTTCTGCAATATTGCCAGCATCCGAATTGGGCGTAATAAAAGTTCCTTATCGTGGTCGTATGGCTTACTATGCTGGTGATAGAGATTACAAACCGTGGACCGTTACTATTTTGGATGACAGTGGAAATAAAAATTATTGGATTCAATTCCAAAAATGGGCTAATTTATTAAATAATCATGCGACAAATACAACAGCCAATGCAGCTTATCCTATTGGCGGGGCTGACCCTTTATTAAAAGATCTTACTTTTACACAATTACATTCTCCAGCAACAAGTGGTACTGGTGTTGCTGCCGGATTTGACAATTTGAAAAAAATAACATTACATCATGCTTGGCCTTCTGAAATTGGTGAAATAACTCTAGATATGGCAGAAGGTGGAAGTTTAATCTCGTACAGCGTAACATTTGTTTATAATTATCTTAACATAAACAATCATTCTTAAAAAATTATGGATTTAACAACATTCAAAAGCGGATTCAATGGGGGCACAAGAGGTAATAGATTTATTGTAAATGGTGCAATTGGTACTGTAACAGCAACAGATCATACTTTTCATGTAGCTTCAACTTTTATTCCTGCAGTGCCCCAAATGGTACTGGAAATGAATGCTTTTGGACGCAAGTTATATATTCCCGGAGACAGAGAATATGGACCTTGGTCAATAAATGTATATGATGATCATGATAACAGTACAACTGGAACTGGCGTTAAAAAATTATGGGAAGCTTTTACAAAATGGAATGAAAGTATAAATTCACATAATGAAAACCTTACTTCAATCGCTTTTCCTCATGTCGATTACAAATATGATTGGACTGTAAAACAATTAGATATTAATGGTACTGTTACTTTAAAAGAATTTAAATTAATTGGATGTTGGCCGAGATCGGTTGGGCAAATTGAATTTAACATGACTAGAAGAAATTTTTTAAATAGATTTTCTGTGGTATTGGCTTATGACGAAATACTCATAACTGATTCTTAATAAGATTAATTTATGAATATAAATATTGTGAAAGATAAAAATGGCTATTAAATTTTTTGGATTCGAATTCGGTGAAGAAGAACCCCAGGAAACAACAAGTTTTATTGATGTTGCCAAGGGTCCAAAAAAATTAATTTCAACAGAAGAATTTGATGGAACCGTTGCCGTTGAGGCAGGCGGTGTATTTGGAACTTATATTGATTATTCCACTACACTAAGAGATGAAAATGCAAATATCATTCAATACCGGAATATGTCTTTATATCCGGAAGTTGATGCCGCAATTGACGAAATTGTAAATGCTTCAATTGTATGGGGAACAGATAGAAGACCCATAAAAATAGATTTAACAAATGTTCCGCTATCAGATCAAGTAAAAAGAAAAATTCATACTAGTTATGACAGAATTTTAAAATTATTGGATTTCAATTCGAAGGCATATGAGATCTATCGTAGATGGTATGTTGATGGCAAATTATTTTATTACATTGCAATTGATGAAAAAAATCCAAAAGATGGAATACAGGAATTAATTCCTCTTGATCCCTTAAAAACCAAAAAAATAAAAAATATAGAAAAACAGCCAGCAAATCTGGAAACTGGTATGGTTTCTTTAATTAAAAACATTGAAGAATTTTATCTATATTCTAATATTGATAAAGATTCTTATTTGACGACACCTCAACAGGGAATCAAAATTTCAAAAGATGCAATTGCATATGTTCACTCTGGTATTATTGATTTAAATACAAAACGAATTATAGGTTATCTCCACAAAGCAATTCGTCCAGTAAACATGCTTCGGCAGCTTGAAGATGCTCTTATGGTATACCGTGTGGCTCGCGCTCCGGAAAGAAGGGCTTTTTACGTTGACGTAGGTCAGCTTCCAAAGCAAAAAGCAGAACAATATCTGAGAGACATGATGTCTCGTTTCAGAAACAAGATTGTTTACAATCAATCAACAGGAGAAATTAAAGATGATAAAAATCATTTATCGATTCTTGAGGATTATTGGATTCCCCGTAGAGAAGGCTCCCGTGGCACAGAAATCTCAGTGCTGCCGGGGGGCCAAGCAATGTCGCAAATCGAAGACGTTGAATACTTCAAAAAGAAATTGTACGCGGCGCTGAACGTACCCATTAGCAGATTGGATTCTAATAGCGGCTTTAACATGGGTCGTACAACAGAAATCAGCCGCGAAGAAATAAAATTCTTTAAATTTATTGAACGTCTTAGACATCAATTCAGTCAGCTATTTTTACATCTTTTGAGAGTTGAACTTTTACTTTCAGGCACTGTGACAGAGGACGATTGGAATTCTATAAAATATTATTTCCAATTCAAATTCAATACAGATAATTATTTCTGGGATCTAAAAGAGGCAGAAATTCTTTCAGAACGTCTAAAAATGGCTGGTGCTGCAGAATCCTTTGTAGGCAAATATTTCTCACAAAAATTTATTCAACAAAGAATAATGAATTTTTCAGACGAAGAACTTATTAAAATACAAAATGAAATTCGTGATGAGCAATTAAAAGCTCAAGCAGAACAAGCAATGATGGCTCAACAGCAACCTATGGAGGCTTTGCCCCCTCCAGAAGAAGGAGCCCAGCAATGATGAGCCCACAAAGAGTCCATAAATTAATTGAAAATTTAATGGAAGGGGAAGAGGATCTATTTGTATCTGGGTTAGAACAAGAATTAGATACTAGAAAACAGGATCTTTGCAAAAATTTATCAATTAAAATATTTGAAAATTTGACTAACTATGCAAGCTCAAAGATAATTGAGGAAAATAAAGATATTCAAAAATTAATTACCCTTTTAAACGAAAGTCAAAGAAATAAAAAGGTAAAAATTGAATTTAAAAATGCTTCGATTATAAATATTTCGGAGTCAGAAATACAACCTCTAAGGCTTTTATTTGATCAATTAAATGATAAAAATAAAAAGCATTTAGCTGAAAATATTTTTGCGACTCCAAGTTTTTTTAAAGAGACACTAAAGTTTGCCAAAACAATTAAAGGATTACTTACATGACCGATAAAATTGCATTAATTGAATCAATCGTAAACGAAAATGCTGTTGATTTTCGTCAGATTGTAAACAAGGTTCTTCTTGAGAAACTTGCTACCCGTCTAGATTCGGAATATAAGAATACTGCTTCGCAGATGTTTAATCTTGCTGAGGCAGAAAAACAGGAAACCGAAGAAGAAGTAGAAGGTGAAACAGAAGAAGAAACAGAACAGCCCGAGGGTTCCGAAGAGACTCCAGAGGCTTCAAAAACAGGTGGCGATAAAGTAAGACATAGTTACGGAGCATATTGACCATGAAACTTATCACCGAATTAGTAGAAGAAGTAAAATATATCAAAGAGGACAATGAAAACGGTGGTAAGGATTATTACATTGAAGGAGTATTCCTTCAGAGCGAAGTAAAAAATCGTAACGGTCGTGTATATCCAACACCAACTCTTATTAAAGAATGCCGTCGCTATATTAAAGAATATGTCGATAAAGGAAGAGCTTTGGGTGAACTGAATCACCCAACAGGTCCCACTGTAAACTTGGATAGAGTTTCGCACATGGTAAAAACGCTGAATGAATCTGGCAAAGATATTATCGGTCGTGCCAAGATTTTGAGCACTCCAATGGGCGATATTGTTAAAAATTTAATTAACGAAGGTGCAAATCTTGGTGTTTCAAGCAGAGGCATGGGATCATTGAAGCCAAGAAATGGTTATCAGGAAGTTCAGGAAGATTTTATGCTTGCTGCGATTGACATAGTTGCCGATCCATCCGCTCCAAATGCTTTCGTTAATGGCATTATGGAAGGAAAGGAATGGGTTTGGGATAATGGTATTTTAAAAGCAAGAGATATTCAAAATTATCATAGCATTATCAAGAAAAGTTCCAGTAGAAAATTAGAAGAAAACATGATGAAAGTTTTCAAGCATTTTCTTAGAAGTATATGAGATATTCCTCAGAAAAAATGTTATCTTATATTGCTGAAGCTGGATTTGGTTCTGGTTCAGATACATCTTCCCCAGGAAAAACACCTGGCGTTTTTGGCCCACCAGATCCACCATTTGATCCTTTTGAAAAAGTAAAAACAAGAAACAGTTCGACTTATTCAACCCAACAACCAAAAGGAGCTTCAAAGCCAACAAAAGCTTTAGTCGATAGAAGTTTAATGGGCGATGACCCCTCTCTTGGGGCCGAGGATATTGAAGGAGCTGCCCAATTAGCTACCATTCCCATTAGGGCCAGATTGGGTCTTAGAGGAATTTTTGGAGCATTAGGAAAGCCAATTACCGATATTGCAACCTCAGCACAGCAAGCAGAAGATTTAGTTGCAGCACAGCAAACAGCCGTAAGAAATATGGCAAATGTAAATAATTACTATAGAAATTTGGGTGTTGCAAAAGCCCCCTCAATGGGAAAACAAGATCTTTCAAGTATGTTACAAAGTATATTCAATCTATTACCTACTGGCGGAAGACCAGCTAGACCTTAAAATTCAGAATAAAATTAAACTAAATAATAAAGCATAAAGGACCTCAAATGAGCGACAAACTGACACAAGAATACCTAATGAGCATTATAAAGGAAAATGTAGGAAATCCAGTACACGATGTAATGGGTAAAGGATCAATGGCTGTTAATGGAGCAGTTCCCATGATTCCTCAGCCTGTTGCTCAACCAGGAACCGCACAAGCAAACCAAGCCACTCTTGCACCAAGAGGAATGGCCATGCAAACCACTGCACCAGTTGCAATGACTCAACAAAATGAAGAAGAATCTGAGGATTCTTATGAAGAAGAAGAGGAAGAAGAAATGAAAGAAGCCGTAGAATTTGAACAAAGCCTTCGTTCACTATTAGGTGAAGTTGAGCTTTCGGAAGAATTTTTTATACAAGTCAAGACTCTGTTCGAAGCAGCTGTTGACCAAAAACTAAAGGCTGTTGCCGAAGAAATCGCCCCAACCCTTCAAGAGGAATTTGAATCTAAGCTCGGTGAAGTAACAATGACCCTCACCGAAAAGATCGATGATTATCTTGATTATGTTGTAGAGGAATGGATGCAAGACAACAAGCTTGCAGTTGAGACAGGAATCAAAGGTACATTGGCAGAAAACTTCATTGTAGGTCTAAAGAAACTCTTTGAGATGCATTATATTGATGTTCCTGCCGAGAAGTACAATGTACTTGATGGTCTTTATGAACAAGCTGGTCATTTGCAAAATGATCTAAATGAAACCCTTCGCGAAAACATTGAACTCAAGAAGCAACTTTTAATCACTGAATGCGCTGGAATCTTTGTTGCTGAAACAAAGGATCTTGCGGATACCCAAATTGAAAAATTAGCTTCTTTGATTGAGAATATTGAATTCTCAACCGCAGAAGAATACAAAACAAAACTAATGACACTAAAGGAACATTACCTTGGGTCAAAAGTCGCAGTTCCAGAACAGCCAGATCCGGAATTGACATTCAGCAAGCCTGCAAACGTTCAAACAACTCTAGTAGAGAGCTACGCAAGCAGCTTGTCACGTCTGGCTAAGAAACTTTAAAATTTACTAAATAATTTCAACACACACAGGAGATATACTCAAAAATGAGCTTTAAAGAAGAAACCCCATATGACATTCTAACCGAAAAGTGGAGCCCCGTGCTTAACCACGATGCTCTTCCTTCAATCGGAGACGAATGGAAGAAAAAAGTTACCGCTGTCCTTCTTGAGAACCAAGAACAGGCCATGCGCGATCAGTACCTCACCGAGCAAATGGGAGTCGGAAATGACATTTCCACCCCAGTAGCATCAACAGCACAGGGCGGTCTACGTGGCTATGATCCAATTCTCATCAGCCTCGTCCGTCGTGCAATGCCAAATCTAATGGCTTATGACATTTGCGGCGTTCAACCAATGACCGCCCCAACTGGTCTAATCTTTGCCATGCGCTCCAAGTATGCTTCAGACTCTCCAACAGGAGTTTCCAACGAAGCAATGTTCCAGGAGCCAGATCCTCGCTTCTCGGGTGCTAGCGGTGCTACTACAGGCTTTGTTGCTGCAGGCGGAACATCACCATCTTTAATTGGTGTAAACCCATACGGCGCAACAGCCAATGATTTCCGCAATGCAAAGAATGCAACTGCATTTGCTAGCATGCGTGCAATGCTTACTTCTACTGGTGAAAGCCTTAAGTTTGATCCAGCTAGCGGTGATAATGCTATGCAAAAGATGTCTTTCACCATCGATCGCGTAGCAGTACAAGCAAGAACCCGTGCATTGGCAGCAGGATACACAGTCGAACTCGCTCAAGACCTCAAGGCTGTTCACGGTCTAGACGCAGAGGCTGAACTTGCCAACCTCCTCAGCACTGAAATTCTTGCTGAAATCAACCGAGAAATCATCAGAACCATCTATAAAGTTGCTGTTCCTGGTGCTCAGGTTAACACTGCTACCCCTGGTGCTTTTGACCTTGACGTTGATTCAAACGGTCGTTGGTCAGTTGA